CTACTTCCTGCTGCATGCCACCCGTCATCCGGTCCCCCAGCACCACTACTTCATCCGCCATTTTTACCATCTCCAGGCAGCACTCCATTCCGTACTCCCTGTCTATCTCATAGTTGTCCTCGAATGAAATGCTATGGAGGGCGAAATGGGGTACGAGAAACAGCGGCAATTCCTCTCCTCGCTGTTTATACTCCTCTATCAATTTTTGCACTGCCATCTCTACTCTCATCACGTTATCCTTGATGCTGCCCGACAATGGGGCACAAACAAATATATGCTTCATTTCACTTTCTCCTTTCTGTTGTTCACAGACCAACTCATAAAACTTCTGCACATTACTCTCGCCAGATGATCCTCATCTCTGTCCCCCCGCATGAATTTAAATAGGTGGATGAGAAGATGATTGAGGTGCACACCCACGGGGAGTTTGCGCCAGTTGTTCGCCGGTCTTCCAGTCTGTGCTGTCTCCCACATCACCTTTGCCACTGCCATCATAGCGTCTGGATCGATCAAGTCGAAGCGATACGGTTCCTTAGAGGCAATGCCCCCACCTTTAAATTTTTCCAACTCCTCGCCTTCATGATAAGGATCTTTAGATTTTGTCATTTGTTTACTCCCACATTTGCTATAGCGGTTTTTTACTCACATTTCATCTCCAAGGCACGTCCATCCTGGCCTTTGTCTCCTGGCGAATAATTCTACATATGGACCGATACTTATCCGTTCCACTATTTGATAGAATTCATCTGGTTTGCCACTATGTTTACCCGTATAAGGAGCATCGAATACACTTCTAATATTTTTGTTTAGCGGCATTGGCATCTTCTTTACTCCAATCAAGCAGGTTTCATGGCTTCCTCTAATTAATAACCCCATACCAAACCAATTCTTGTTCCTGATGGTCTTCTTTCTCCAAATTAACTCCCCATAAGGACGGAATCCCCAGGCTCTACATACACTCAGTGCCTGTTCCTGCATCGACGCTAATCGCCATAGAAATAATAAACAATCCTCACTCATCAATGGCAGTGAGTAATTCTTTATTTCCTCTATACTCATTAATTTATACTGATGATGACTCGCTTGCTTAATCCCCCATCGTGGACTGGTAGGAGGGGATGGCCAAGGTGGATCCGCCGCAATCACTCTTGCTGGGTGGCCTTTATATTTTTTCATTTATCTGCCCCCGTACTGACCATTGCTTCATGCTCCCTAATAGCATGACAGTTCCCGCATAATATTTCACATTTTTCTATCTCTTCCAATATTACTCTCCATCCTCTTGCATCCGACATTCGTGATACATCTCCACGTTTACTCCCCTTTATATGATGAAAATTCATTACATAGTACGGGAAATAATTTCCACAGCGATCGCATGGAGTGGATCCTTTTACAAATTTGATATACTTCTTTATATCTTCCGCAATTCGTTTTCGCCGCTCTTTTATGCGCCTGTTATCACGAGCACGGTTGAGCGAGTGATACATCTTCATATAATTTGTGCGGTTTCGTCGCAGTTTGCTCAATCATCCCCTCCGAAATCCACCATATGTTCATGATTAGGACCTGTCCCCCCGTATAATACTGGTACTCCTGTCTCCTCTTCCAGTCGTTTGATAAATTCTATAGATTTTGTACTTAGTTTATCAACGGAAGTAACGCCAAGGTCATTCCAATTCAAGTAATTAAGGAATTGTATACAAAATCCGCTTGGGTTGCAAATTTCTACCATGCGTTTGATTTGACTCATTGAGAATTCGAATACCCGCCTTGGCAGCTTCGTTGTGGTGGTGAGTTCGGTGAGATCGTGCGGCGCACCGCATCTCTTCCCCACTTCGTCCCACGTTATCTCCTTGCTCGGATACGGCCCGCTCGATCCTGTTCTGTTATTCACCCTTATCGGATACGGCCTTATCACGGCATACACGTCTCCCAGGTATTTAGGCGGCACTCCCATATCGGCCAGGGCCTGTGCAGGAGTGCAGTTCCTGGAAGTGCAATAGACTGAGTCAACGCCGTGGAACAGACACAGGTCAAATCCCTGCCCCATCTCGTATAGCACCGTTCCGCCACCTGATAGGAATGAGCGTATAAATTCTGTGGTATCAAGATACACGAACGGTCTTAATCCAGGGACGGAGCCAGCTAATATTGCTCTTCTCATCAATCTGTCCACTCTTGCTTCCCCTACTCCCTGCGCTGTGCTCCCAATGCTCGTCATTCCATTCTCTTCCGCCCTCACATGCTCCTGGGTTATGATGGTTGCTCCTCGGTCTATGTGCAGGTTACTCCCGTCGAACCCCCATCCAATCAACTCTTCTATTTCTCTTAGTAACAATTCTGGCCTTATCACGGATGCGGGTCCCAACATCACCGTAGCGTTAGCGATATCCCTGCTTCCCGCCACCCCCGCCGGCACGTGGTGCGTTATTAGCTTGCGCCCATCTTTTATTACCGTGTGGCCTGCATTGGGACTAAGATTACCCGCCAGTATTTTGATGCCGAATTTATCTACAAGAAACGCAGATAATTTGCCCTTCGCCTCCGACCCCGCTTGCCCCCCGAACACGATGTTGAATTTGCCTCTTTTCACCTCATTACCTCCTCTCTTTTATCGCCTTTATTATCTCCCTCGCTGTGACTCCGCCCACCCCTTCTATTTCTGTCCACTCTTCTTCTTTTGCTTCCATCATCTCCTTTACGCTCCTGAATCGCTTTTCTACTTCTATACTGCGTCTCAGTCCAATATGCGGCAATTCGCTTGCTATACGGCGTATCAAACTTGGCTGCCCAAGACTTAGCCACGCCGCTATCGGAGGCGGCTTGTATATCGCTAAGTGTGATTTGTGATCCTTCCACTTCTTCCCCCACCAATTGTGTAGTATCTGTATAAGATCCGCCGTCTCACTTATATCTTTTGTCTTCTTTATTATTATTCCTGCTATCACTTCCATCGTCGATAGATAGGCTATTATACCGGCCACTGTGAATCTCCTTCCTCCTCTATTCATCACCGATTCTCTCCACGTCCCCTCCACCACCAGATATGACCTGTAGTACGCCTGCAGCATTCCAGGTATCTGGTGCCCGCTCAGTCTTCCCGTCGCTATTGAATTCACCAAATCCCCAATGCGTTTGCGCTCGATTCCTATTTCTACTTTCCCGTCCGGCCCATTCCCTTCGAAGGATACGTCGCCAAATGGGAGTTCCACCAGGATAGAGTCCGGTATCAGGTCTGCTAACTCCTTGCTTCCCGCACGGTTATCGACGCATATCATCTAATCTTCTGTTCTCCCTTCTCTCCTCCGACGTTTGAAATGACCCATGCTCCATCGGCCTTTCTCTGTAGATGCTCTCCATCACCTCCGACTGTCCATACGTCAACTTGCCGTGTTTTTTAATGTATGACTCGAAGCTTTCTATCAACCTCATCTGCCTGTCCGATAGTTTGTCCCAATCGATTCCGCCGAGCAACCACTCGAACCTCTCTTTATCCACCTTCTCTTCCATTTTATTCCCTTCCCTTCATAATGAGGTATATACGATAGATCCCCCATAATATTATCAAAATTACAATGCCCAGCCACGCCAGAAGACAAATTAGCCAAGTTTGGTAGTCCGAAAATTGGGAAACAAATGTCCCATAAAATACCACCAAAACCAAGAATGCCAGGATTACTGGAGCCATTTATTTTTCCCAATCTTCCGCATCCGTCTGCGGGTACACCTCCGCCGCCAGATGTGCAAAGTCGTTTATTGGCTCTGTCAATTCCATTCCTGCTATACTCATATTTTGCCGGCAGTTCACCACGGTTAATCCGAATAGCCTCTCCTTCGCTCTGTACCATGTCCTTATATTCACCTGCACCAGATATGCTGTATCGTTGAATCCGCTCCTTATCATCTTCCCCGTTCCCTTGTCGTTTATATACTGCTCTTTCATCTTATGAATAAGAATTAGATTTTTGTCCGTGTCATACGCCTTTCTTATCAGGTCCCTGAACTCCGCATTCACGGGTCCATAGTGGTGCGGCAGTACCTGGGTTAGCTTTCCAAACCTTGCCAGCCTTGCCAATTCCCACGCCTCCGTTGCCGTATCCACTACCACTGTTCTTATCCATTTATCTGTCAGCGCCGTCAGGAATGTTTCTTTGTACTTTACCCACATCTTTAGCCATTCTGCTGGATCGGTAGAGTCTCTGTAGTCGAACCCCGCTATATACAACTTTTTCTTTCCTATATAATTATCCACCACCCCTTCCGTTCCAATATCCATGTCCATCAAAGCAACAGGTCCAGGAGCGCTCAACCCAAACGTGGTCTTTCCTTCCTTGTCCACCGCTTCTACTGCTATGATTAGGCGTTTTGGTTTCTTTTTTACCGGCTCGCTAAATCCTTTTGGCACAGATGTCGTTGCCATTTTACACCTTCTCCTTTCCCAATATCTTTGTTTTATATATAATTTTTCCCACTCCAAACCATCCAGACACTTTTTTGATGTATAGGGCATCGGTAAAGATTTGTAACAAAACCAACGCAATATCCTTTTTCATCGGATGAGATGACCAGTTAATCTCATCTTCATCTTTGGTATTTGAACAATAATAAACACGCCACACTTCACACCTCCCCCTTTCCATCTTTCATTCCTTCCCTTTCCTCTTTTGCCATTCTTATCACTTCCCTTATTCCTTTATGTACCATACTTAAATTATGTACCAATAGCAATCCTATGCTTATCTCTTTCTCCAGTTTTCTTTCCGTCTCCTCCAATATTGCTATCCCCCCTATTATACTTCTCCTCTCCTTCTCTGCCTTTTTTTCCCCTCCGGATATATCTCCAGCCATATCTCACACCTCCTTCCGCTATGCCTCTCCTGTGCGTCCGACTTATCTTCCTTTGAAATTTGAGGCGGGAGATGCTCCTTTTTTTCGAATCTATCCCCCGCCTCCTGTTTATTTATTTTGAGATCATGCCGCCTTTGAATGTCCACGGTCCATTGGTAAGGAATTCATCGCTGTACGCCAGCTTCATCATGGCGTTCCTGTCCGGATCCAACTTGTTCTCCGCAAATATCAATCCCGCCAACTTCTTTTTGTCCAGCTTGGGGTTGGATTCGAGGATGGAGAGAATAGACTCGGTGGTCTTGCCCTCGATGTCATTCTCTGGCTCCTCGGCTGCTTCCTTCCCCTTTCCCTTCCCTGCTGCTGCCTTCCCTCCTTTGATTCCGGCTGGCATTTTGCTTATACTGTCCACCACCAATATTGTTTCCTCGAACACTCTCCCATCCGCTCTCGGTGCTTTTACCAGTCCTGGCCTTGCCGGTGCTTTCACTCTCACCATATGGCATTGCAATCCATCCAGCACCGAAATATTATCCGCAATCTTTTCTTTCGGGAATCCAGCATCCGCTACACTCTTCATCAAGGAGATAAATTTGCTGCTCTTGCTCACACCCTTGGCGCTTCCAATGGCGTTTAGCATCGTTCCGTCCTCGTTCGGTTCCCATTCCTGTGGACTTCCGGCGCTCCAATACTGGTTCACTTTCTCGTCCTGCCCCTCCACCTCCATCGTTATCCTCAATGCTGGGGTCTCCGGTGCAGTCCCGTTGTAGTCGAACATCTCGAATCTACATTCCTCCCACGTCACATCCACGTTGTCGAGCAGCCCTCCCCCTTCAATAGCATCGTCGGGGTTCAGGCTTACTCCTTTCGTCTTCCTTCCTTTGTCCGTTGCCATATCTTATTTCCTCCTTTCGGTTTGATTGTTATGGCTGGTTGGGACCGCCAGGGACCGAGACTGGCGGTCCCGTTGCGGAAGTGATAGACGCCAGCCGCCGCCCATCACCTATCTTCTTATACTGTCCGTTTCACCTCCCCCCTGCAATTCTCTGCAATATCCCCGCAATGTCCCTGCAATTTTCAGTCTCGCCGTGATCTCTTGCAATGCAATCTCCCCCTTTTTTAAAGGGGAGATTGCAAGATTGCAGACCTATTCCGATTGGCGGAATCCGAGCCACTCCGAACCCGCCTCCGTCAGCCCGCTAATATCGATGAGTCCTCTGGCCCGTGCTCTGTTCAGGAATCCATCGATATCCTGCCTGGTGACGGATGGTTTCATTATCTTACCGATATGCTCCGATGACATTCCCTCTATGGCGTATCCCACTATTATTCTTAATCTATCATCACCTTTTATTGGGGCACTGCACCAGGTTTTGCCCTTAAGTACAAATCTTTTCGGCATGCGGTGCTTAGGCCCGATTAAGGCCCTGAACTTTGTAAAGGTCACGGATATGTCTGGCGTGCCATCTGGGACTCCTCTTGTTTTCTCTATTAAAATAGAGCAATCAATACTGTCCTCCAGACTTGAATGTCCCCTGCTGAACCGTCCTACTGTCTTTCCGGCGTGATGAATAAAGATAACCGCTATCCCAGCCCGCTTTAGCTCAAGAAAAAATTGGTTTATTGGGGACCAATCCTTTTTTGAATTTTCATCGATGCCAGGGGCAAGAGAACTCATATTGTCGAATATGACAAGTTTAAACTTATGGTCTACGGCGAAATCCTTAAATTCCTTTCGCCATCTCGAATTGGTCAAGCTGGCGATTGGACCGTCAAGTATAGCGTCATTGGGGTAGATGGACAAATTGGGCAGGAGTTTTTTATTGAATGTTCTTATTCGCTCCACGATGTCGTATACTGCGAGTTCTCCGTCAACATAAAGTACCGAGCGTGGATTGAGGACCTCCCATCTCTCGATATTTGATTTCCCTGTTGCGATCGAAATAGCTATTGATTGAGCGAACAAAGTCTTGAATGATTCCCTGATCGCAAAGATTTGAGTAATAGACCGCTCCCGTATTGCAGGCTTCATCAGGTAGCGCAGCACGGGGAATTTCGTGTCTTCCAGATCATCAAACGGCAATACAACATTGGAGATACTAACCTGCGGCTCATTCTCGGATTCATTCCGCTTCCCTATTAATTCCATCAGTCGATACCTCCATTGTCCTCTTGCATCACTTTTGGTTGTGTGAGTTTCTCGTGACATCCTTTGCATATGGTGTAATTTTTATTACTCTTCAACCTGTAGCACCTTTCCCTGCTGTAGATGTTGCGCTTACACCACATACACTCTCTCCATCTTCTAATTGTGATTCCGATGAACTCTTCCATCACTTCTCCTTACGAACTTCAAGCCCTCTCTTCTTTCCTATTACGATTCCTTTTATCTTTGCCATTCCCTGTTTTATCGCTATATTCACTAACTTTGTGCTTACTTCTTTGAACTCCGATGGTACGGCCTTGATGTCCGTCACTTCCCACGTTGTCTTCATGGGGAAGATAAGTTCCCCCACTCCATCTTCTTTCACGCTCTCCGTTCCTTGGTGTTCCTCTTTTATCCTTTCCCTTATCTTCTCGCTTATCGCCCCCAGCACCTCCAATGGCCCTCTGTACCTCTCATTTATTTCATCCAGCGCTGCCCTCAGTGCCTCTCCTTCTGCCTTTCTCTTCCCGTCTATCCCGTCTATTTCCTTCATCACGCCGACTATAACCGGCAGTGCCATCACCACCCACTTCTCTCCTTTCGCCTTCGAACTCAACAATTTCTCTGTCTCTTTTACGTCTTCCATCTCATTCCCTCCTTATTTTAGTATTAATTTTACTAATGATTTTGCTTCTCTCAGGAACTCCTCTATGTAATCACCGCTCTCATAGTCCTTCACTCTTAGGTAACCAGGATTCTTCCTCGGCATGTGTACCACTACAGTTCGGTCTACTTTCTCTTTTGCCTTCTCATTGTATATCTTTTTGTACCCCGCCAGTGCTACCCCTAAGTTGTCATACAGGCTTCCTGTCTTTATGTCAATAATGCTTGGCTTTCTATCCCCTTTTATCACTCCCACTCCGTCTATCCTTCCCGCTACCCTCAACTTCCTGCTCCATACCACTATCTCCCTTCCTATCCACCGCTCTATATAGTTGTCTGTCCAGTCAAACCACGCTACCCAGAACGGTATCAATTCCGGATCATCGCTCAACATTACTTCTACTTCTTTCATCTTCCTTGTGTCGTTCAGGCACGTTACCTTATGCACTGCGGTCCCGAATGCGCTCGTCTCCTTTGATACTCTACTCGCTTCCTCTTCCCCCACCATTGCCCTCCAGGCGTCCAGCCCTGGATTTCTTATATTCGACGCCACCTCCGACACTCTTATATATTCGAGTCCGTCAATAACATATCGGTTGTCTGAGTTGACTTTAATCACGGCCATCTCTTTCCTTTTTTATTCGAGTTTTAGGATTTTTACCAGTTTACCTATTGGTGTGTGTAAGGCTCTTCCCAACGCCACAAGCACCGGCGTTGACGGTCTTCTTTCCCCTCTTAATATGCGGCTTACATGACTTACTGATACCTTGCATTTTCTTGCTATCTCGGAGCAATTTGTATCGGTGAACTCCAGCGGTCTCGATCTCCGATTTGTATTTTTATTATTCATTTTAATTGCTGTCACCTTTTACCTTATGGGGGCATCTTCCGTATATACCAATTGCGAAGTTGCAGTTGTGACACAACACCCTATATTTCTCCATATTCGGATAATTATTTCTCCTCAACCATCTGTAAAATTCCCCCCCAGACTTAATTTTATTCTGCCTTCTCCAGGCTTGCCCTCCCCCTTCTATGTGATCAATAGCCAGAAATTCAATATGCTTTTCCCCGCAGCATGTGCACACAGGTCCCCCAGATCGTTTCATAGCCTCCGCCTTCAATTTCGCATTATACTCTTTTACGTAGATAGAATTTCTACTCTTCTCCCGTATTATGGCGCATTTTCTACATATGAGGATCTTCGGGTGAAATTTGTCCACTTTGAATGATTTGCCGCAATCTCTACAGATCATACCTCCATTATAGCACATCCTGAAAGATCTGTCAATGCCCGATTTCTTCCAAAACTTCAGCCCCGATGCCGATAGCCATATCTCCCCTTCCATATGTTTTTGAATTTATCCACCGCTTTATTTACCATCAATCTTGCTCCTTCCCTCGTCATCCCGAATACCATTCCTATCTGCTCAAGCGTTGATTCTTTGCCATATCTCAGGCTGCAATTTCCGACATTGAAGTCATTCACGTAGTATTCGCATTTCTCCACGTCACACAGCTCCTCATCTATACAGCATATCGGATATCCTGTTGGCGTGCATTTCACTCCGCACCGCCTGTATTTATTTTTCATGGTTATTCCTCCTCTCTGTCGTCTGTCAGACGCCTCGACTCGTTCTCTTTCGTTAGTTGCTGAGTCCTGCTTCTCCAGTGCTCTATTGCTTTATCTGAATAGAATGGATTGTCCTGATCCAAATCTGGTAGGGATTCTGGCTTGGTTTCTGCTGCTTTTGTTGCTTTCACGGTCGGCCCTCCGTTGTTTTACTCCCACCACTTTCTTTTCTGCCATCCAAGCGGATCAAAGAATGTGATGGCTATGCTGAGTGCGAATAGAATGCAGAGTCCCAGGGTTTCTAATTCGGTTATCTCGATCATTGCGGTCCTCCGGTGAATGCGGGCCTTTTATACGCATGCCCAGGCGTTTGGAGGATGAGAAGAGGAAAAAAATTAGACCTTCCTGTACACCGTGACTCCAATTTTGATGTCTGGACGTCCAGGAACGGCTATGTTGCCCGATGTCGTGGCTATAACGGTGGACTTCCCCGATTTCGACTGTCCCAGCGTCTTGCTTAGGTCCACTTTCGCAATTAACTCATCTCCGTTCACTTCCATCTTGACGTTTCCTATTACTAATGTCTCGGCCACTTTTACCATGATATTTACCTCTTTTCTGCCCGTTGTTGTGTCGGGCACGACTGATGTTTATGACTTGCACCTTTTAGAATCCGGCTTTCTCTGCCGCTTCCTTCATGCTCAATTTGCCACCGCTCTTGTTCCACACTTCATAGAGCTTCTGGATCCCCTTCGCCTGCTTCTCCAACTTTTCCTTTCCCAACTTGACTTTGAGCAGGATGCCGTGGGATCTTCCGTCATGGCCAGGCAGGAAGAAGCTCCCAGGATTGGTCTTCTGATTGCAGCACGGGCATAGATGCGTGGGTTTGGCTTTCTTCTCCTTCTTCTCTTTCTTCACCGTTGTTTTCACCTGTACCGCATACCCATCCTTGTCCGTCGAGAATTTTCCACCGGACTGCGCCACGTCTTTCTTGATCTGGCCGGCCAATTTCACTGCCAGCTTTTTGTCCTCTGCAGCAATGGCGTTCTTGAGCCTTTTGTTGCTCTCCCACAGCTTCTGCTGCATCGCCTTCCCGACGTTCTCCTTGCTGTAAAATTTGCTCCCGCACACTTCGCATGTCATTCTGCTCACGGGGTTTAAGGTTTCGCACTCCGGACACGGCTTCATCTTCCCTGCTGTCTCTGCTCCTTTTGCTTTCTCTACCATTTTCGTTTCCCCTTTCTGGCTTATAGCCACGTTAGATTTGTTTACGCCGAATTCCTCAAGCGACCTCCCCAATGCTTTGCTCTCAATTCCACCACTCACTGTGCGCTGCTTCACCTCCTTTCATTTATCATTTCCTTTGTCTGTCGGACATACCTTCATTATAACACACCTTTGCCTGTTTGTCAAGTTCTGAACTTTATTGTTTCCTTATCCACTGACTACCTCGCAGTCCACATCTCGCTGATATTCTCTGCCCTTGCACCTTTCGTGTCTCTTCCTCTACTTTTGTCCATTTCTCGTAGCACTCATCGCACATGGCAGGAGAGTGATCGATCTCAATTGTCGTGGGGGTCTCTCGTCCGCACACCTCACACTCGTACCCCTTTGCCAGTTTCTCTGTCTCTGCTTTGTGATTGCAGAACTCCATGATCTCTTCATTCCAGTTTGTTTCACACATCTTTTTTTACCTCCTTTTTAGCTCCTCTATTGCTTTGCCCTGGAGTCTCTCCAGCACTCCCAGCATTGCCTCTCTCTCTTCATTCTTTCTATCCTTAGCATCCAATGACAGTACCAGCATGGCACGTTCCGCAACAACTTTGGCTATGAATTCCCTCAATCTCTCTTTTGAATAAGATAAGAAGCATTCTGCCACCCTTGCCTCAAACTTCAATATAATCTTTTCCATTCCTTTTCACCTCCCTCCTCTCCAGCGCTTTCATTTCCAATTTGAAACATCTCTTGCAATATCCGCTGGTTCTGTTCATATTGAGCAGCGGCCTTTTGATGCCAAATACCCTCCACCCTTTATGGAAATTGCTGACGCATTCCCTGATCATACCGTCCTCCTTTCTTATTTGATGAAAAATCTCGCATATCTTCCTAATTCGGGTTCAAGGTAAAAGAGGAAGGAATTTAGCTGTTCGTCAAAATCTGTCGTTTTGTCAATCCCATAAGCCAAACCCCATCCATCTAAAAAGTGATAAGAGTTGACATTAGAGCCAACCATCCACACCTGGGTGAGTTGATAAAGCTTCTTTGCTTGCGTTTTGTTTATCATCTTAAAGCTTCCCATTTGTTTGATCATGACGTGTCTCCTTTCTCCGTGTCTATTCACTCCGGATCACTTGTTGATCTTTCTCCAGCACTCTTGTTGCGCAAGCTTTAATTTTAGTTGCAGCTGGTGTCTCGGGCATTCGCTTTCAAGATGGACGTGATCCAGCGCTCTGTTCGTCAGGTAGTTGTAACCTCTTATCCCTTGCTTCAGTGGAACTTTGATTCGGTCTGGATCTCTCTTCCATCTTCTAACTTTTCCACTCACTCTCCATCTCTGGCACGTTCCATCCGCATTTTTGTTCTCATTGCTGTGCAGTACCTCTCCGTATTCCAGTGCTTTTGCTTGCTCTAACGTGATAGCCATTGTCGTATCTCCTTTCTCTTGGATTTTTTATCTTCCGTCACAAAAGCTCGCTCCATCCTCCATGAACATAGCCTCCACGATCTCCGCTGGACTCATCGATCTCACCTCTTCCTGATCCAGATCTGGATCTGCCAGCATCTCGTCTCTCCACTGCTCCAGTCTCCAAACTGGCACTCTCACCTCAACCAGATACCTGCGTTTTCCCATTTTTGTTTCTCCTTTCGTTTTTGGCTTTTGGGACGGCCGCTGATCCTGCCAGCGTCTCGTCCATCCCTATCTTTTAGTACTGCAAGCTTCGTGCCAACTCTGCAGGGGTTTCCGTCTCGACCCCACTATCCGCTGGATCGCTTCCGGCGCAGTCTCTCCGCTAGGGGGGGGTTTTCTTTCCGATCCCCACCCTCCGCTGGGCATTCCTGAATGGTCAATTTTTTATCAATCGCCAGCTGGCCCGTCTTGGACGGCCTTTCTCTGTCCGTTCAAGCTTGTACATATGTTCAAATTTGTACATTCTTCTCCTCTTTTTCTTCATTTTCTAACCCACTGCCCGCTGAGTCCCGTCCCTGGCGTTCTCTCCGTCTTGGTCTACGGTTGTGGGCTGTGGGTTTACCCCGCTGGGTCCCGCTGAGACTCGTTTCTTAGCTGTGTCTGCGTCCACAAAAGGGGCAGGCACGTCGACTTATAAAGCAGGAGGCCAGAGCAGGAGGCCAGGATAGTGGCCATTTGGGAAGGCAGAGGACTGGAGCAGGACGTTTGGGGAGGCGTCTGATGTCGTCATTCCCAAGTTTAGGCATACCCCCATACCCATCTGAGAGATAAGAATTGGGAGATAGGGGAGGGGGGACGGAGATATATGGCATCGAGCGAGAGGTATGCTTTTCATGTTATTAAATCACCAAATGGCATATCACTTTATTTATGGTTATTCAGGCAATTTAATTTATAGGTATAAATAAATGAGAACTTGACAGAACAAAAAATGTGTGGTATAATTAAAAACCAATAGATATAAGACGTAATGCGAATGAGATGGGGGATGTTGTATTCATGAAGACACAGAGATGGCGAAACTTTCGAAATCAAAAATTGCGAAGTTAAAGTCAAAATTGCCCGCCCCGCTGCCGAACAAGCCCAAAGGGATAGACATTGCTGATATTATAGGATTGATAAAAACCGGACTGTCGGCTGGGCAGGCCGCAAAAGTATTAAGGTGTTCCAAGCGCAACATCCAATGTAGATTCCGCAAAGTGGCGGAGGAAGTAGAAAAGGTCGGAGGATTCAAAGAGCATAGAGCCGATGTCCTCGCCATCCACCAGAGACGCATACTAAATTCCATCACCCCCTTCAATCTACAGAAAGCAAACCTAAAGGACAAGACAGTGGCATTCGGTGTACTATTCGATAAAGAAAAAATAGAAGTAGGAAAGGGATCAGTGGGGGGAGGAATAAAGATTGAGATTGTGAATTTTGCAGGGGCGTCCGGAGGGGGAGAAGGCAAGGTAGCGCAGGTAACGTTCGTGCAACCCAATGCTATGAGTGAGAATAACCCAGAATATCAACAAGGAGGTTAAAAATTCAAGTTCCTTTCAATTTCACTCCAAGATCGTATCAGATACCGCTTTTCGATGCTATGGACTCCGGCATAAAGCGGGCCGATTGTGTATGGCATCGCAAGAGCGGAAAGTCTATGACGCTTCTCAACCTCACAATCAAAAAGGCATTTGAGCGGGTGGGGGCCTACTACCATTGCTTCCCAGAGTACGGCCAGGGGCGCAAGGTGCTGTGGGACGGAATGGATAACGATGGCAATAAATATATAGACCGCCATGTACCGCCGGAGGTAAGGCGCTCCATCAACAAAGCGGAAATGAAAATAGAATTAATAGATGGGTCCGTGTGGCAGATTATAGGGGCGGACAATTACGACTCCCTCGTAGGCCCGAACCCCGTAGGTCTCATTCTCGACGAATGGGCAGTGTCGCCCCGCTACCCACAGGCGTGGGATTACTTCCGCCCGATACTGGCCCAGAATGGCGGGTGGGCAGTATTTATATATACTCCCCGTGGCCGTAACCATGGGTTCAATCTTTATCAGATGGCGCTTACCAATCCCGCCTGGTTCTGCCAATTACTAACGGTAGACGACACCCGTGCCATAAACCAGGAGGACATACAAGCTGAACGCAAATCCGGCATGTCCGAGTCCATGATACAGCAGGAATTCTACTCATCGTTTCTCGCCTCCACCGAGGACGTTTTAATTCCATTCGAGTTCATCAATCAGGCCCTCCATCGCAATTCTGTCTACACCAGGCTGCCAAAGCTGGCGGGCGGGGACTGCGCAAGATTCGGAGATGACCGATCTACCCTCGTCATCCGCCAGGGGCCTCAACTTATTCATGCAGAGTCCTGGAAGGGACTTGATAATGTGCAATTAGCGGGAAAGTTTGTAGATCGGTACAGGCTGAGGATGTATGACGCTATTGCGATTGACGTGATAGGGATGCCTGGGGTCTACGACCTCGTGAAGGCGGCCCGTGTCCCGTGTGTACCTGTGAATGTCTCGGAGAATTCCCCGATGCATGAGGAGAGATTCTATCGCCTCCGTGACGAACTTTGGTGGATGACCCGTGAGTTCTTTATGGATCAAAATTGCTCAATCTCTATGGGAATAGATAAACCCACAAGAGATGCACTCGTCGCAGACATCCAGGATGTTCATTATACCTATAAGGAGATAACGGGGCGTATATTAATAGAGAGCAAGAAGGAGATGAAAAAGAGGCTGGGATTCTCGCCCGACTTAGGAGATGGCTTTATTCACACCTTTGCACCTGGCCTGGAATCGAGGGCGAGGGAACTGTATAGCCCTCAAATTAGTCCGGTGCAGGAGGAAACACAAAACTACAATCCATTAACATTTGGATTGGGAATAAGAGGGGGATGATGGGAATTGAGACTATAATAGCGGTAGTGGGAGTGGTGGCGTCAGTGGCATCCACTGCCTATTCTGTTGTTTCATCGGAACAGGCGGAAGCTGAGGCAACGCATGAGAGAAGACAAGCAAGAAGGGCAGCAGGGGCTAAAGAAATTGCTACTCAGGATGCTGCGAAAGCGGAGTCCGAGCGCATACAGAAGAGAAGGGGATTCATGAGCACAGTAAAGACTGGCATGGGGGGAATAACGGAAGAGCCGACTGCACTTAAAACTACACTTGGAGGGTAAATAAAATGGTAATGGAATTTAAAGTTGGAGGTAAAAAAGGCACAGGATGGGGGGACTTTGGGCGGACTCTTGCAGAGGCATCGATTGCCCACAAATTAGACACTGGGGAGATAGAATCGACTCCCGAATTGAAAAAGTGGAGAGAGAGGCCAGCGACGACGGAGATGCTGCCCCTTGGCGGTGGATTTCGAGCTTCGTCCGGTGTGACAGGACTTGTAGCTGGTGATATTGAAGGAGAGCAAGCAGCGAAGAAGAAGGAGGAAGAGCCAGGGATGGTGTATAAGAAACAATTGGGTGGGTAGTATGGATGTGAGGACTGACGAGCAGAAAGCCAAGGATTGTGAGAAGATGTTGGTGGCGTTGGCCGAGATCAGGCGACCTTTCGAAGCCGATATTGACACCATCATCACCTATATCAATCACGGCAGACGTAAGATAACAGATACCGCCGCTACCAGAGGAAAGAAGACGGGGATGGAAGTCTTCGACGACACCGCTCTTGGAGCCAAGAATCTCCTCGTTGATGGTATGGTTGGGTATATGTGCAGTCGGTCGCTTCGCTGGTTCGGATTCACACTTCCTGGCAAATTGAATTTTCCCCGCACTTCCAACATGCGGGCGTGGTCAGGAAAGCGCATGGATGAATACCCCGAAGTTAAGGAGTGGCTTGCGGATTGTGAGGATGTAATGTATCAAGCATTCCTCCGCTCTAATTTTTATGATGTCGTCACGGAGTTTGTTAGTGATGGAGCCACCGCCGGTACTGCGCACTTTCTTCTTGAAGAAGATATAGGTAAGGGGCGCATTATATTTACCGTTCCGCACTTCCGTGAGTGCTACATCGCCGAGGACCAGTACGGGATGGTGGACACAAATTACAGAGTGTACAAGTTGACGCTGCGCCAGATAGTTGATAAATTCGGGCTTGGCGTGATGAAGAAGATAGACCCAGGATTTGAGAATTCGTACAACGCTAATCCGCATTCCGACAAGGAAATTATTCATGCCGTCTACCCACGAAGAGAGTATGACTCTGACAGGATGGATGGGAGAAATAAACCCATTGCTTCTCTATGGATACAGAGATCACCGCTGGCATTGATCGAGGAGAGCGGATATGAGGAGATGCCGTCGGTAACGTGGAGGTGGAGGAAGAACTCCGATGAGTGGTACGGGAGGGGGCCTGCCTGGGACGCCATTGTGTCGGTTATAGCTTCGCAGCAGATGGGAAAGGATAACTTGGATGCGGGTCACAAAATGGTGAATCCTCCTATGGTAGGGCCAGCGGACCTAAGGGGTATGGTTCAGAACGTTCCTGGTGGGTGGACATGGGTGAGTTCAATGGAGAAGCAAATGCCAAAGCCGATGGCAACTGGAATCCAGCTGCCGTTCGGCATTGACCAACAGGAGCGCATCGATAAGTCTATTAAGGAACATTTCCATGTCAATTTCTTCTTGATGTTATACCAGGCAGCATTCAATAAAGTGGACCTCACCGCAACCCAGGTATTGGGGATGCAGGGGGAGCAGGCGGCAGTTCTTGGAACCAGAGTAGGGAGACTTGGAAGTGAAGGTTTCGACCCCACTATAGACAGAACTTTCGAGACAGAGAGAAGGGCGGGGAGAATGCCAGATCCGCCCGCAATCCTAATGCAGTACAGTCACGGTCATATAGAAATTGATTACCTCGGCCCTCTTGCCCAGGCCCAACGCAGACTTTCTAAGTCTCGTGAGATAAGGGCTGGAATAGAAGTGGCAGCGATGATAGGAACAACGTTTCCTGAGTCCGTTGATATAGTGGACGGAGACGAGACGATGAGAGTAGGATTGGAATCGGCGGGATTCCCATCCAAATGTATCCTGCCGGATGAGAGAGTGAGAGATATTAGAATGATGAGGAGTAAGAGACAGCAGTTGATGGAGCAGGTGGAGATGGCAACAAAGGTGGCGAAGGCATTGCCTGGGGCGGGCAAGGCGGTGGAGCCTGGAAGTCCTCTTGCGGGTTTGGCTGGGGGTGCTGGTGAATGAGTCTTGACCTTCATAATAAACCTGAGGAGAATGTAAGGAATAAATACAGAGCTATATTCCTCTCTCCAATGGGATTAGACGTGCTGGCAGACATTCTCCAAGTATGCCATTTCGGGTGTACCCTCGATCCCGACAACAAAGTTCAAGTGTCGGAACACAACGTGGGGGTTATGATATTGGCGAAGTGCGGAGTATTCTCGGAGGATAGATTGCAGGATGCAATCAGAGCACTGTGCTCAATGCCAACAATTAAACAAAAGGAGGTAGAGGAATGAAGAAGTGGAAGTGGCTTGGAATTGTCTTAGTAATACTGTTGACGGCTTCATTTGCATTTGGACAGGATACGATGAAGCCCAGGAAGAACAATTTTGGAAGTGTGGGATCGGATGGCAGATCGTATGCAGAGGGATGGTTCATAAATTTGAAGTTTGAAGGGGCCACCGACAACGCCTTCGAGACCACGGTTACAGTCACGGACCCCACGGAGGATAGAGCCATCGTATTCCCCAATGCGAGCGGAACTGTGGTGCTGACTTCTATTGCGGAAGACGCAAACGCCGTATGGTTCGACACGAACGCTATTAAGTTCGAAGGGGCGACCGCTAACGCCTTCGAGACCAGCGTAGTTCCAGTTGATCCGACGGCTGACCGCACTATTACATTGCCTAACGAATCCGGAACTGTGGTGCTATCGTCATTGGCTACCAATGCTGCAGGCGTAGCCAATTCGGTCACATTCGGGACTAATCAACTAATTTTCGAGGGAGCTACTGGAGCGGATGGATTCCAAACGTTCATTACTCCCACTGATGCGACGGCAGACAGGACGATTACGCTTCCAGACGCTACTGGGACGGTTGCTCTAACCGCTGATAAGTTGAGTGCCTTCGCTTCCACTACATCGGCGGAATTGGCTGGAAAGATTAGTAATGAGACAGGAAGCGGACTGTTGGTGTTCAATGACACTCCTACTTTCATCGCTCCGATCCTTGGTGCGGCTACAGCGACCAGTATTGCCACTGGTGCTGCCGGAACTGTTATCACTCAAATTCGGGTTTATGCGCCGACTTTGACCCCGACGGAGACCTCTGCTGCCATTCAAACGGCAGAGCAAACATTTACCGTGAATGGTCTTGCTACAAGCGACAAGGTATTTGTAAATGGTCCTGCTCCTACTTCGCTTTGTCCAGCCGTTACATTCAGAGTTTCGGCTGAGAATACTTTATCTATTGGATTCTCGGTGTTGACTGCAGTGGCTTGCACTCCTGCTGCTGGAGTGTATAACATTGTGGCTGTGAGGAATTAAAGGCGATGGAGCCGAAGAAGGAGGTCCCGAAGCCGGAGGGAAAATAATGGCGTGCGGTAAATGTCCTAAGGACAAGACGCAAATGAAAGAGGTTGAAATAGAAGGTGAAAAAATGTGCAAATGCCCCGTGTGTGGGGAGGTAGCAAAGGTACAAGGGATGGATTATGGTAAATCCCCCAAGCCCAGCTGGTTAAAGACCGTGGAGGGGGCATTGAACGTGGGGAAGAAATAATGACGGAGGGAGGTATGGCATCACCAATAGTTGGAAAGCAAAAATCGGAAGAATATTGGAAGGCTGAGAATGATGCAAGAACTCTCGTTGACGCCGAGGCTATCAAGGCCGATGAGCCAAGGATGAAGAAGGCTCAAGCCGCCGCCAAGAAGATGCTGGATGAGGAGCAGGCGAGGGCGGAGGCTATGAAGAAGATAGCGGGGGCGAAGATGACGTATAATAAATCACCGAAGGAGGGGTAAAATGCCAGCAGATTTTGAAGCATGTGTAAAGCGTGGTGGGAGAGTGAGAACCGTTTCGGGGCCAAACAAGAAGTTTGGACTCAAAGCCGGTGAATACGTCAACTTTTGCTTTGATAAAGGCAAAGGTGGGAAGTCATTTAGAGGGGAAGTTAAAACTAAACAGAAGAAATAAAAAGGAGGAAGGTAAAATGGCAAAGGTATGCAAGAAAGGAAAGAAAGTCAAGAAGGGCGGAAAGAAATAAACAGTAAAGGAGGATAACTTTTATGACAGAAATAGAAGGGACCCATGTAGATGGGGAAACCGGAAAGGGTGGCGAATGGCGGGCACAATTGCCAGCAGACCTAAAGGAGAATGAAGCCTTTTCACCTCATAAGACTCTTGGGGATTTTGCCAAGGCCCACTTGGAGACTGCAGGCAAAGTCAAGGAGCATGAGGGGAAGGTGAAGGAGCTTGAGGGGAAAGTGGCAGAGATGATCCCGAAATTGCCGGAGGATGCATCGGACGAGGAAAGGGGGGTCTTTTGGGCCTCCATGGGAAAGCCCGAGACAGCAGAGGGATACGTGATTCCGGAGCCGGAGGGGGGAAAGTCTGATCCCACAGTGGTTAAGTGGGCGCAGCAGACCTTTCACAAGGCGAACCTGTCTAAGGAGCAGGCGGCGGTGATCGGAAAGGAATGGGGCTTATTCACTAATGAAATAGTGAAGGCGGACATAAAGGCCAACGAGGATGCCAGAGTAGCGGCTGAGAAGAAATTAAAAGAGGAGTGCGGGAGCGAGGAGAAATACAAAGCAGCTACGGAGTTAGCTGACCGTGTGTGGAAGAAATCCACGGGCGTGGACTTCGCCTCCTTTCTTAAGGAGAATGGCCTTATTAAGAATCCTTATCCGATCATAAAGGTGATCATCGATCTGGCAAAAAAGACAGGCGAGGACACATCTCCAGCGGTAAGGCCAGTGGGAATAGAAGCTGACAAGGCTGGAATGGATTACAGCAAGAGTCCTGCGCCGTAAAAAATATAGGAAAAAGGAGGAATAGAAATGGGAACTGTAGCTGTGCTCGGATACTATACATTAATGGACGTGGTGAATTCGTACACGTCATTGGATGCCCAGGCTCAGTATATCTGGGCAGCGAATGTTTTGGCAAGGAAGTGCCCCATGATCAGGGATCTTCCAATGGTTCCGTCTAATATGATCATGAGCAACATCGGTTCGAGAAGGACCTATCTCTCCACCCCTGGAACCAGACGCTTCAATGAAGGCGTGGCCCCAAGTGCGAGCCACAAGACTCCCTTCACGGATCCTGTTGCGATGGTGGAGGATTACTCAGAGTGTGATTATGCGCTTTGGAAGATTCAGAATGATCCTAACCAATGGAGACAGGATGAGGATCAGGCCAAGGTGGAAGGATTAACACAGAAGATGGAAGACCTTATCATCTATGGGTCTATCGCAACCGATCCTGCCGCATTCGATGGCTTTGCAACCAGATTCAAATCTAAGACCCGTAGGCCAAACGGCGACTCCAGCACCCCATATAACGTTCTTTCTCAGGGAGGGGACGCCGGTGCTCACCACGCATCGGTCTGGGTCGTCGAGTGGGGGAAGAATAAGGTGTTTGGGATCTTCCCGAAGAATCTGCCAGGGGGTCTTTTGATCGAGGATTTGGGAAAGGTTACGATCAATACCAGTGCATCGCCCGCAACGGCTCCGACGTATATGGAGGGATTGCGCACCCACTTTGCGTGGTATATGGGAATTGTGGTGCATGACGAGAGGTGCATTCAGAGGCTTGGGGATATTGAAGTGACTGGAACCACTAATATCTTCGATGAGGACAACCTCATCAAATTAATCAACCAACTGCCTGGGGGCGGGGGTGCTGCGGGAACGGCGATTTATTGCACTCTTGGAGTCAAGACCCAGCTCGATATTAGGGCGAAGGATAAGACAAACGTTAACTACACCCCCGATGAGGTTTGGGGCGGCAACATCACGAGATTCAGAGGCATTCCGGTCTATATGGCCGAGATGCTGGATGAGACTGAGTCAGTGTTGGAAACATAAGTTAAAAATCTAAAAGGAGGTAAAGCGACATGCCTATGTACGATAAAAAATATTCACTTGGAGCTGCAAAAGTCTTCAAGGATGGTGTGTATTCCACTGATGAGGTTGATTTTGGGGTGGCTAACCCCAACCTCGGAAAGTCCGGAATGTTCGGTCTTCACATGGTAGTGACGACTGCATTTGCCGAAGCCTCAGAAGGCTTGATCTTCTGGGTAATGAATGCTGCAACTGAAACTTCGACTGTGAAGCACATGGGAAGATTCCTCACATTGGCAAGTTTGACTTTGGGAAAGCATTTCTTTATCCCCTGTGGTCATACCTTGCTTCAATATGCCAGGGCGAGGTGTGATAAGGTGACTACGGACGAAGTTACTGGCCAGATGGTTATGTGGTTTGGCCCCGACGAGGACGGAGCAGAATAATCAATCAACCCTTTGGCGAAACCGGTTGAGATGAACCGCCATTGAATATGCCAGAGGCTTAATAGGACCCGAATTGCGGCCAGCATCCAGCAATGGATGAAAGATTCGGGTTTTTACTATAAGTACGAGAGGGGGTGAATCGAATGATAGGAATCTGCAAAAGACGTTGTTGGGATGGTCATAAGACGAGGCGGTATTACCCAGGAGATCAGGATGACATCGACCCCAAGGGAGAGATGGCTGAGCATTTTATATTCCCAGAGGCCAGGGAGGCTCCAAAGGTAGAGTCCCCGAAGACTGAAGTCGCTGCAGATGTGCAGGATGAGAAGCCGAAGAAACTCTCGTCTGGAGCATTGAAAGCGATGGAAGTGGCGAAGAAAAGAAGGGAAAAAGAAAAAGAGAAGAAGTAAAAGGAGGGCTAAGTGGCCTACACCATAGCCGGAATCGTCAATTTAGCCTTGGGGCGCATTGGGGTGAAGAAGATTGCGGACCCACAGGCATTCCCGTTCACAGAAGACTCCAATCAAGCCATCAAGGCCAATGCCGTTTGGGAGTACGTAAGAGATGAAGTAGTAGGAATAAGGGACTGGAAATTTGCCAAAAAGAGAACAGCGATTGGAAGGGTCGCAGAGACCCCCGCATCAGATTTTGATTATGCCTACCTCCTGCCTGATGACTTCCTGAGATTGGTGCAAACCGAGCCTAATATCTATCCTGACTATCCATACAGCATTGAGACAATGGATGTAATAGAGGGATTGGGAAATATCCTGGACTTCAATCCAGTCACTGCCTACACAGCAGCGTTGAAGTCCAAAATCGGTAGGTATTGCGAACTGGACTGCGGGTCGAGTAAATCACTGTTCGTGGCCGCAGCGTACAAGGAAGACGATGTGACGCTTCTGAGCGTGGAATGCGTGAGCGCCGCAGACGACGTGCTGGCGGTAACGTCTGACGAGAACGCAATCACGATAAGCCTTGCGAAGACTACTTCAAGCAAAAACACAGCAGCTCTGATTCAGACGGCGCTGAGAGCACTCGCTACCGTGAATGAAATAGACGTGTCGGCATGGACGGTGACGGCTAATGCAGCCTATGTAGCAGCTCCCCCGACGTCAGGGATTGATGTCGATGCAGTCCCGATGGGAAATGGAGATAAGGCTTACACGTGCATACTGGCCGGTACAGGCAAATTCCCAGCGGTTGAGACTTCCTATTGGACTGAAATCGAGCCTTCTGCCGCTCTGTGTCTGCTTACCGACTACGACAATGTAGCTGGGGGGCAAGAATTGGTGATAATTTACATAAGGAGAGTGACTGATGTGATTCTTTTCTTTCCAAGCTTTATCAGTGCATTGGCATTTCGACTTGCCGCAGAACTTTCGATAGGGCTGACAGAGGGAACTGGGAAATTTGGCGGAATGATGGGGCTGTACAACAATGCTCTGATAAGTGCGTTAGAGGTCAATCAGAGCCTCGAATACATGAAGACTCCGGACCCGTGGAGCGAGGCTGGTAGATGATAAGCCTGATAGCCAAGAACCCGTTCACCCGCCAAATAAGGAATGAATACGTTGGACATGGCGGATACGTGGTAGGAGATGGCACAGTCCCAATGAGTGAATTGAGGCTCACCCCGAAGGCCAGCTCTACCGGTCCAGAGGGCACAATCTTTTATGATAGCGATGACGATCATATCTGGGTCGCTACTGAGGTCTAAATGAAGTTAACAATTCCTATAGGTTTGTGTCAGTGCGGATGTAGACAGATAACAAAGATTGCTGCGAGGACTGACATGGGGAGAAGCTGGAAGAAGGGAGAACCTTTTAGATTTATTTTTGGCCACAGATTTCGCAAGTTGACTAATTATAAAAAGATTGGGTTTATTAGGGAGCATGTTCTAATTGGAGAAAGGGCATTGGGAAAGCTACTTCCACGGGGAGTCGCCATGCATCATTTTCCCTCGAATGGTAATTCCACGCATCTTGTGATTTGCCAGGATCACGCTTACCACATGCTGCTTCACGTCCGTCATCGTTCATTTATTGCTTGTGGTGATCCAAACTGGAGAAAGTGTCAGTATTGTAATGAATACGATGATCAAAATAATCTATACGTGCATAAGGACGCCGCCGGACGCATGCATTACCGGCATAGATCCTGTTGGAATGCATATCAAAGGGAACGCCGATCGTGGAGGGAGGAACGCATATGCGCCTAACAATCTGGCTTAAAGGGGAAAAAGCAACACTCTTTATCGGGGGAGATATTGAACACGGAAAGGCCCCTATAATCACGGCTGAACTGAAAAATCCACAGATCTTAATCGATCCGGATAAATGTTTGGTCAAAATCATAGAGACGGAATAGGAGGGTAAAATGGCTGTTGTATGGAAAAAACTGGCGTATGAAATTGATGTGATCAAATTATCAGTGATGACAGAGGTAGGAGATATTATTTATTGCTCCGCACTCGGGCCTCCAGTCGTTGCTTCACCTCTGGCCCACGGCGATGCGGCAGATGTGCTGACCTCCGCTGGCCACGGAGCACCTCCCGTATGGGACCCGCCTGCGGCTCCCGCTGCACACAAATTGAATTCCCACAGCAGTCCCGATGGCGCAGTGGCATTTGCTGGACAGCAGGCCACAGACCTGGTGGATCACGTGGTGGCCGATGCAACTGCCAGGCTTGCTCTAACCGGTGTGGTGGGTAAAAGGTGCTTCCAGACGGATGAATTAGCTGAGTATGTCTGCACGGCACTGTCATGAAAGAGATACCCAAGACCCGCAAGGATAAGATGGGCAGGCTTAATAATCAAATGGTGAAGTTGATCGATAGTTCGGATCTAACTCCACTTGAAATCATCACCGTTCTCAGAATGATTGTTCACAAAGTGGAACGGCTTCTTGAAGTTGAGACTGTGGGGAAGTGATATGGCAGTGACGTGGAAAAAATTGGCGTATGAGAATAATGTTGTTACAAAAGCATTCCTGAGTGCTAAAGGTGATTTGTTGTATGCTAATCCTGGAGGAACCATCCAGAGACTTCCGATTGGGACCGATAATCAAATTCTCGCTGTAAACGTGGATTTGCCGAACTGGGAAGCGGCTGCGGCAGGAAGTTTTCATAAAGCCAGATCCTATCTTGCTGGAGCACAAAACGTCTTAACTGCCACATTTACAAAGGTCCTCATAGATACTGATTCCTTCGACCCCTCTAATATAACGGACCTCGTAAACCACAGGATCATACCAAATCAAGCGGGCTATTATCACGTAGTAGGACAAGTCGCATTTACCACTTTTCTTGCCTCCACGTTTGCAATGCTCTATTTCAACGGGGCAATTGCCTCTTATGGGGATTATATTGGATCAGCAGTTTTTGCCGTTACTCATGATCTTATCTATTTTAACGGGAGTAGCAACTACGTGGAACTCTGGTGCTATCAGGGCAGCGGTTCAACTCAAGCCTTATCTCTTAGCCCTGAACGGAATTTCTTAGTTGTATTTGGGCCATTTTGATGAAAAAGACTCCTCTCATTAACGTGTTTAATGCTGGCGAGCTTGGATACGACATGGATGCGAGGTCGGATGTCAAGAAATACTATGAGGGGTGCCGTGTACTGGAGGGTATGATACCGATCGTAGAGGGACCGGCCCAGAGAATGCCAGGAACATACTATATGGCCTCCGTTAAGGGAACAATCACTACTTTTTTCTTTATTACTTTACACGCACTAATTGAACTTGAGGACTTCCTCAAAGTAAACGCCTACGTTCCATCGCCTCTTAGGACTACTTTTACCAGCATATGCACCGATGGAGTATACCTTTACCATTCGGCGGGTGGGACCCCAAAGGGCTATATAGAGAAATTCGATCTGGCAACCCGCTCCTATGTGGGAGAGATACAGGGAAATTCCAATACAAGTTCTCATTTGGATTCATGTGCTATTGATACAGTGAACGGTTATGCCTACTTTTGTAATTACGGAAGTGCAAGCATCAGCACTATCTATAAGGTGAGGCTCTCCGACTTCTCGGTCGTTGCCGCTCTTACCTTGTCCACCGGCTACGCAGTGTCAATTGCGTTGGATATTGCTAATGACTTCGGATACATTGCCAACAGTACCGTTTCCCCAAATAAGATCACAAAAATAAGACTCTCCACTCTCACCGAGATCTCCACTTTGAGTATGGGGGTATCCGGAGCAAGTTGCGGGTATTCCGCATTGATTGATACAAATTATGCGTACTTCCCCATCCTGTCAAGTCCAGGCAAAATCGTTAGATTAAAGTTATTAGATTTTTCAATAGATTCGGTGTTGTCGTTGGGTTCGGGGGAGAACCAGATCAATATCATGGTCAAGGACAGCACTTATATTTATTGTGGGACCCGCCAAAGTCCCGCTAAAATAGTAAGAGTATTGATTTCCACATTCGAAAGAGCGGATGCAATAACGCTAAGCTCTCCGGAGAACCTGGCAAGGGGGGCAACCATCATGGGGACAAATGCGTACTTTGGCACTTTCTCCACTATTGCGAGAATAGTGAAAGTGGACCTACCCACGTTCACAAGAGTCGAAGTTGTTAATTTGACGGGGTATACGTCTACTCCATCAGGAGCGGTGAGTCCGTTCCCATACTCATAGGAGACAGCAATGCCAAACGGTAAGTCCGAAAAGAAGACTCCTTTGATCTGCTCATTCAATGCAGGAGAACTCAGCCCTAAGGTAGAGGTGAGATCGGACATCAATAAGTATTATGCGGGATGCAGAACCTTGGAGGGTATGGTTCCGATGGTGCAGGGGGGGACAAGTAGAATGCCAGGGACGTACTACGTGACAGTAGTGAGAGGTGATTCAATTTGACCAGTGGGGGGTGTATTAGATGGCAAGTAAGAAGACAAGGATAGTTAAGTTCCGTTTCTCCACCACTCAATGCTATGCTCTTGAGTTCGGGGAGAATTATATAAGATTCTTTAGGAACGGACTGCAAATAACATCGGGGGGAACTCCAGTTGAAGTAACCACTGAGTACCTTGAGGCTGAACTTTTCGAACTCGACTGTCGCACTCAGAGCGCTGATACCCTTTATATCTTCCACCATAATCATAAGCCATCACATTTGGTGCGCACCTCCGACACGGTTTGGAGTTTCACGGAATTCACTTACGGCGGGAAGTTTGCATCCGCCAGTAATTACCCATCATGTGGCACATTCCATGAGGACAGACTTATACTGGCTGCCACGGACACCGCTCCGCAGACTATTTGGGGGAGTGCATCGGGGGGCTACGATGACTTCGCTCTGGATCCGGAGGATCCCTCTGCAGGAATAGAGTACCGCCTTGTGTCCGGAAGCATCGATCGCATCAGGTGGTTATTTGCGGGGGATTATTTGCTTGCGGGGACTATCGGAGGAATTTGGAAGATCTGGTCCTCGTATTCATCGGAGCCATTATCCCAAGAGAATATAAATGCCAGTAAACAGGTATTCCTGGGGGCGAGTGGAGTATATCCGGAGATGGTGGAAGACGCAATCTTATTTGTGACGAGGCTTGGAACGTCTATAAGAAGGTTGGCCTATTCGTTGGAAGCCGATAAGATGATAGCCCCCACCATGATGAGAATAGCAAGCCACATAGCTGAGGGGACTACGAGAGCGCTCTCCGGAATAGTGGAAATGGCGTTCCAAATGGAGCCATACCCCATCCTTTGGGCAGTAAGAACGGATGGACAGTTGCTGGGAATGGTATACGATAATCAAGATCAGGTTTATGCGTGGTTCAGAGTGAGGACAGACGGCATAATAGAGTCAGTAGCCGTCATAAGTGAGGACGGAAAAGAAGACCAGGTATGGATTGTGGTAAAGAGAACTATAGCAACGGTAGCAAAGAGATATATTGAGTATTTTATGCCGCACCAGTTCTTCTCGGTGATATCTGATTGTTTCTTTGTTCACAGCGGACTAACTCTAACTGGAATTAATGCAACTATCACGCTTGCTCATTTGGTGGGAAAAAGCGTGGTGGCTCTCGTAGACGGCAAGTATCAAGGTCCATTTGTGGTTCCGGTCGGGGGAGTGGTCACATTGACTACGCCAAGTGTTAGTAAGGTGCATGCTGGACTTCCCTATACCTCTATCGTGGAGCCGATGAAACTGCACGTTCCCACCGACCAGGGGACTGCAAGAGGCAAGAAACAGAAGATAAACAGAATAACTGGGTGCTTCTATGAGACCGGATTGGGGGTAAAGGCGGGGCCTGATCAGACCCATCTTAAGGACGCATTTCTGAATGAGGATCATCCGGTAGCTGGGGTGCTCTTTACCGGAGATAAGGATTTCGAATTCGAGGGGGACTGGGGGAATGAGGCTACCATAACCATAACTCAGAATCAGCCGCTCCCCATGACAATACTGGCGTTGATTCCAAGAGTGACAACGCATGATGAGGATTGATTGACATGAATATGGAGATAGTGAAACTCAAGAAGGAGCACGCCTTCGATATAATAAAAAGAAATAAAGAGGATGGATTAGTAGTAACAGATAGTAAAGCGGACTTGGAGAAAATTGGAGAAGTGTGGGAGAACGGGGGACCAGCGTACACACTGATGATTGATGGTCAGATAGTGTGCTGCGCAGGGGTGGTACTGATGGAGTGGAATAGAGGTGAGGCGTGGACGCTGGTGTCGTCTCTCTTCTACAAGTACCCGAAGACCTCATTCAAGGCTATTAAGGTAAAGCTTGACGAGATCGCAAGAGAGAAGAATTTGAGAAGGGTGCAATCGGTAATAAGTTCAAATTCGGAGTGGGGGGAAAGGTGGATGGAACACTTGGGGTTCCAGAAGGAGGGAACACTAAGAGCTTATGGCCCCAGCGGGGGGGATTTTGTGATGTTCTCACGGATATATAATAATAATGGAGGCGTATAGATGAGTGCGACAACTCTTTCGACTTTAGGTACTATTACATCGGTGGCGGGCACTGCTGCATCGGCTTATGGTCAATACGCAAAGGGAAGAACTGAGCAATCGGTGAGGGAGAGCAACGCCGAGATTGTATTGCAGAAATCCAAATTCGAGGAGGAAAAGTCAAGAAAGAAATCGAAATACTTGATGGGGACGCAACGTATGTTGTACGCAAAGGCGGGAGTGGATATTTCGTCTGGAAGCCCACTGGCCGTGATGGCGTACACCGCTCAGGAAGCTGGAAAGGAGGCTGGGATGATAGCATGGGGAGGGGAAACAGAGGCGGAGCAGCAACGTGCGGCTGGAAGAGCGGCGGAGAGAGCCGGTAAGATAGGAGGGGTATCAACGTTCCTGACCGGATTGAGCGTAGCATCAACCCAGTACGCAAAACAGAAAAGTAAATAATAAAAACGAGGTAGAAATGCCAAAGATACCGAGATTTCAACCAAGTGAAGGTTTTCCAGTGGGGCCGGTGTCCCCAGGAGCCGTCACCGCTCCGTATGAAGCCCTGATACAGGCGGGAGAACGGGCGGAGACAGCGGGGGCATATGCGGCCTCAACGTTCGCAGCAATAGCCGAGCGGGATCGCATGGCGGAAGTTCAGAAGCAAGCACTAAAGATCGGAAACAGTGTAAGAGATGATGAGGATGTGTTCGCAGAGGGGCTGTATGGGAGAACGGATTACGAGAATTTCGAGAAGGATGTGGATGAATGGGAAAAGAGGGTAAGAGAAAGACACCAACCGATGCTAAAGACTATGGACGGGAGAGAAAGTCCAGAATTATCATTGGCTGTGGACCGTGTGATATCGGACAGAACGACCGGATTAAAGAAATTGGCAAGAGATAAAGCAAGGCAGCAATTTGTGAACGAGGCCAAGGGGGAATGGGTAAAATCGCAGGATTATTACGTGAGAGACTTTGTAAATGAGGATGACCCCGACAGGAAGGTTATTATCAAGAATAACATGGAGATAGAGGCAAGGGAATTAGCGAGTAGAGGAATTCTATGGCCCCAGGATGCGGAAGTGGACATCAAGCAGTTCGATGCAAAGGTGATTAGGGCATTAGAAATGGCAGATGAAGCGAGAGCGAGGGAGGCTATCATTATTGATCCTGAGACCGCCCTTGATCTGATAGGTGATAAGACAAAATTCACAAATCTAAATCCAATCAAGAGAACCGAGCTTTTCGAGCACGCCGAAGTAAGAATAAGGGTGGAAGGGTCGAGACTGGATAAGTTGACGAGAGCGGTGCAGAACGAGAATAGAGCAAAGGTACTGGATGAGTGGGCAGTAGGAAAACTTGATCTTGACCGGCTGAGGCAGTACAGGGAAGCGGACCCCGAGACCGGACAGCGTGGGCTATCTGATGAATTCTTTACTTCCATGATGGAGAAATTGAGACAAGGGAGGGATACGGTAACTGATCCCGATACGTTCAACCGTCTATACTTAAAAGACGATCTGAGATGGAAAGACGTGGACAAGGAGAGCAATAAGATAAGTGAAAAAGACACAAGAGTATTGTTGAACCGGATACTGCAGGAGAGAAGGGAAGATGTAAGGGACTCAAAGGAATTCAGAAAGAAAGAGGAGGCGGAGAAGAAAGCTGGAGAGACGGAAGAGAAGAAAATAGCAAGGGAAAGAAGAAATGCATATGCAGGAGTGGCAAAGAAATTTATGACGAAGGCAATGAATGAATTGAGTATGAAGGCGGAAGATGGGTTGGAAGTATTAAAGACGTTCCAAGGATACGTAGATGATAAGAGTATAGCGCCGGAAGACCTTCCTAAGATGGCGGAGAAATTGATGGAGGCAAAGAAAGGCGGAGTGATAAAGTGGATAAAAGGACTGCTGTCGTCCACAGGGAAAGAACAAGAATGGAGTGAAGCAGCGCCAGAGACAGTTACTCCGGAGAAACCAGCAGCTATCCCTCCGGTCCGCCCACAGCGAAAGTCTCTGGATGAAATCTTTGGAGGCAAGAGGCCTTAATGGATGACACGTATCTACACACTCTATACCCAAACCTTGGACCCCAAATAAATGAGGCGTTGAACAGTGGGTATTCGTTCCAGCAAGTACACGATCACATTGCTGGAAGAATAAATGAAGCAAGAAGGAGCGGGTACAGCGGGGGGGAGATAGCGAAGTACACGGGGGCCACAATAGACATCGATTCCCCCCAAGGGTATAATCCATTCCTATCACAGACATATAGAGCCTTTAGCACGCTGAATGAAGGGACGGCTGGAGTTATTCAAAAGCTTCCTGAGATCGGGCAGTATATAAACGACAGAGTGGGATTCGGAAGGTCAGAAGTAACAGATATGATGGTAAAGCAATCAGTAGACCTGTTGATGTCTAATAAGGAATATTGGGAGGGGAAGGCAAAAGAGAAGGGAGTAAACTTCATAGATGAATTGATTGGGGATGCGGTGGGGGGGTTTATTCCATGGGTAGCGGAATTCGCAATGGGAATACCATACTTCGCCGCTCAGGGGGCGATTGAAGCCAAGTCAAAGGGGCAGAGTGAATTCGCAGGAGCGTTCTACGGGGCATTGGAACGTGGAATATTGGGAAAGCTGTTCGAGGTGTACAGCGGGTTGAAGAAGCCGTTGGCAGCAGTATCAACGGGAGGAACGTTCGCCGTACAGACATGGGCAAAAGGTGGAGATATAAAAGAAATAGAAAAGGCGTTCCTAACTGGGGTGATGTATAGCCTCGGGGGGAAGGGAAGAATTGGAGTAAAAGAAATAAGGGATATGCACACGGGGAAGAGAAGCTATGAATTAAATGTGAGGAACGACGCCGAGATACTGAAAGGAGAAGTAGATGAGACAAACGAGAAGATAAAGGCGATACCGGAAGGAGAGAAAAGAGTTGCAATAGAGACAAAGGATGGAAAGTTAGAAGTGGGGGATAAAGGGGAAGTGCACGCAACGGTGGCCACTGGGATTCCGGAGGAGAATATAAATAGGACCGGATTTGTAGATAATAAAGGAGAATTTACGGAGAAGGCAATTGCTGGGCCGGAGGTTGTGGAGTCCAATACCTATCAGGGCAAGCGCATGACTTCCCTGATGGGGCCGAATGATGAGATGATAGTGGCAAAGAGAGAAGGGAAAGACGTAGGATTCCTGTGGGCAACCAAGGAAGAAGGCGGGTTCAAGGTTCATAGGATTGAGGTGGACCCAGAATTTAGGAGACAGGGGATAGCAACGGAACTAATAAAGGAAGGAGAGGCCAAATGGGGGCCGTCTAAAGGTGCAGCAGTAGCACAGACGGCGGAGGGGGAAGCATTCACAAAGGGGAGGAGGGCAAAGGTTGAAGTGCCGCCCGCCGCTGGGACTTATGACACGTTTATAGCAGAGGGTGTGGGGGCCGAGGCCGCACGCAAAGAGGTCAAACTATACGGGACTCTGCTTGAGCAACAGAAAGCAGCAGAGGCAGACGTAGAGAGATTAAAAGATTTGGCCATCACAAAGCCTGCCGAAGTTTTTATGAAGGGGAACGTTGAGGCGCTGGAGCAATATGCACAGAGGGTAGACAGGGATGTGTTCGTGGATAAGATGAAGAAGTTGCATCCGTTTGACGAGAATTCGCTGTGGGCACAGGAAGGGTATGAAAGTGCGGGGGACTTTTGGGATAAGAATGCTGCCCCAAGCAAAGAGATAACAAAGGATCTGTTCGACCGTAATTGGTCGAAAGTTGGAGCATTGGCGGAGGATGTAGATAAGAAGATAGACCAGATGATAAACACGGCGGAGCGGATGGGCAGGGCGGCATTCGATTCTGGGGATAAAGTTGGAGCGCTCCGTGAACATAAAAGGATGGTGGAATTAAAAAGTAACAGGGAAGTAATAAAAAGAGAACACGACGGGTTGAAGAAGGAATCCAAGTCTATCGTGGCCAGAATAATGAAGATGTCCAAGCAGGAGAACGTGGACCCCGACTATCACGATCACATCCAGTCCATATTGGAAGATTACGACCTTCACACAAGAACCAAGAAGATATTGGGGGAGCGTGAGGCAACGCTGGATTTCATAAAGCGCCAGGAGGATGCAGGAGAGACTATTTACATACCGGAAGACAAATTGGCTATGCTAAGAAAGAAGCCATTGAATGACGTTACTATGGAGGAACTGAGAAATCTGGAAGAAGTGATAGAAGCAATAGCCCACCAGGGGGCGTTGAAATCAAAACTCCTTACTATTGGGAAGAAAAGAGACTTCAATGACACGAAGACCGGACTTCTTGATAGCATGAAGGAGAACATTAATAATTATAAGGAACCCGTTGATATCGAAGGAAAATTCCCGTCCGAGAGAGGACCTGAGGGGTACGTGGCGAAATTCAAGCACAAGGTAGGGCAGCTGCACGGGGCCACCAAGGTTGAGTATATAATGGACAGATTGGATGGATTCAAAGGAAGAATGTATGAGATAGAGGGAAAGTGGGCAGAAGTATTTAAATCGAGGGTGGAGGCGGAGAATAAAGAATTAAAACTAAAGGAAGTGGATGTAAAGGCAATAAAGGATGCCATAGAGCCAATTAAAGATAAATTCAGAAGCATGGTAAGCGACAAGACGGAGATAGATGGCAGGATGATGACGGGGATGGAAGCGGTATCGGTGTATTGGAACAGCAAGAACGAGGGGAACCGCAATGCCCTTAAGAAAGGATTGGGACTGTCAGATGAGAACATCGACAATATAGTAAAGACGCTAAAGCCGGAAGAGATAAAGTTCGCAGATGATGTGATGGCATTAATTCAGAGCAAGGGGCCGGAGATAGCGAGGGTGTTAAAAGAATTAACGGGAGAGGGGATGAAGTTTGAGAAGAACTACTTTCCGCTGTGGTTCGATTATGAATTATCGGATAGAATGGTGGAAAGACAGAAAGATATAAACCTATTCAAGCAGGTGTACAGCAAGGTATCGGTTGGCAGGAAATTCACGGTGTCCAGAGTGGGAGGAGTAGAGGCCCCATACCTGTCATTCGACGTTGCCCTCAAGCATCTCGATAGAGTCAATCACTTTATTGCCAATGCGGAAGCCGTAAGGGACTTCCAGAAATTAATGTACGACAAGGATATAAAAATGAATATTGAGGCGAATGCAGGAGAGGGAGCGTACAGAGAGATGACGGATTGGATGAAGGAATGGGCAAACCCGAGGACCGGCTATATAGGGGAACTGGACAGATACTTCGGAATCCTGCGCCACAACACCACGCTTGTTGCGCTTGGATGCAAGGTGAGCACTATGGTACTGCAGCCCACGGCCTACGCCCAGCTTATCAACCGCATTGGATTCAACAATGCGATGGCAGGACTCATGGACTTTTACCGTCATCCGAGCGAGAATCTCAACACTATATACGAACTCTCCCCTACTATGAAGACCCGTATGCATTCATTTGACCGTGATCTTATGGATTTTCTTAACACGGATGCGTATTTCTCCAAGCAGGCAAAATTAAAAGAGGCTGCTATGTGCGGGATATCAATATTAGATTTGGCCACTACCGCTCCTGCATGGTGGAGTGCGTATAACTTGGGAATGAAAAAGTTCGGATGGGATCAAGTGAAGTCGGTGGAGTACGCAGATAAGATGATAAGGACTACACAGGCAAGCGGATTGTCGAAGGATCTCCCAGGAGTGCTGAGGGGCAGCAATTTCAAAAAATCCTTCGCTATGTTCTACACCTATTTCTCCTCCACCTACAATGAGGCGATGAGAGACGTGGGGGCTACAAGAGCAGGAGAGCAATCAATCCCCAGCCTCATGAGGACATTTATGTGGCTTTTTATAATACCGGCAGTTATAGAGACTGCGTTCAAGAAGCGTGAGGAATTCACCGCAGAAGAATACACAAAGAATCTGGTAGTGAACATAGGAACGTCAATCCCGTACGTTGGTCCCGTCATCAACGCCGCTACCACTGGATTTAATTATCAGGCCTCCCCGATGATGGAATTGCCGAAAGAACTAACCATGATATGGACGGCTAAGGAGCCGGTGAAAAAACTCAAGCATAGCGTGATGGCGACGGGGTATCTCACGGGGTTTCCGTCCCGCCAGGCGATTCTCACCACTCAATACTTAGCGGATTTAATGTCGGGGAGATCCTACGATCCGGCAAATCTAATATACAGAGAGAAAGAGAAAAAAGGAGGGTGGAAATGAAAAAATTATTATTAGCATTGGTAGTTGCATTAGTTTTGGTGGCTGGGCAGGTCTATGGAGCAGTCGGCTCCATCTCAATCAGCGGGGACGACTTGATATGGAGCAAACCGCTGAACAGATCTGTATTCAGAGTGATCACCGTCATCTTTACTGCGAGTAGCACAGACGGATCAGTACCGGACCTAACCTTGAATGCAGACACAGCGGGGTTGAAGAATGGCAGCCCGCTCGGGTGGTATGGGTACGCAGTGATTATTGATTGCAACCATGCCGGAACTGAGCCTACGGAGAACAGCGAGCTTTACATTCTCAATGCGGGCGGCGGAGACGTGCTGGGAGGCCAGGGCGTGGATCAAATCGATAACTCGGCAGAGCGGTTCGTGTACTTCCACAACGGATCGGTCCCGTTCAAACAACCTATGGTGGGAACGTGGACCGTGAGGGTGACACAGCAGGCAGCAGCCGTGAATAGCGCCACCGGAACACTGTACGTCATCCTGGTATCGGAGTGAGGTGAGCATGAAAAAATTTATCAAGGATAATAAGACGGTAACGGCTGTGATTATTTGTGTTCTGGGATTCATCATATCGTGGGGGATATGGACGACATGCTCCCTATTCTCCCACCACGAGAGCCAAGCATTGAGTGGTGAACGTGATAAATCGATAACTCAGACAGTGGGGGAAGTAAAAACCGATCTTAAGGAATTCAAAGAAGACGTGAAGGAGGAATTCGGCAAGACGAGGGAAAAGATAGATAGTAATCAGGAGAAAATTATTAATATTCTCATGAGAGCGGAGAAAAGAGGCCAGTCCATGGAGAAGAGTAGCAGATCCATGGAAAAGATGATGGAGAAAAGTAACAAATAATGGGAAGCCGCAACATAAATGACCTTGACCCGATGATTTTATTCCTCTATCACGAATTCTCCCGCAGGATGGGGGAAGTGAAACTTTCTTATGCCGTTACTTCCACCTCCCGATCGGTGATAGAGCAGATGGCGTTGTACGTCCAGGGAAGGCTGTCACTGTCTGATGTCAATATATTCAGGAATGTGGCGAGACTCCCCCTTATTGCGATATCGGGGAACGTCAAGGTCACGTGGACCCTTAATTCCAAGCACGTCACCAACATGTTCGACGATGACCTTAATAATAACAAGGCAAGAGCATTCGACATCGCAATCATCGGTAAGCAGGGGCAGGCAGTATGGGACATAAAGGTATCGGTAAACGACAATGAAATACCAGATTACGATGAAGCGGGGGAAATCGGTGAATCAGTAGGATTAAAGTGGGGAGGAAGATTTTCCCAGCCCGATAGACCGCACTTTGAGATATAAAAGAAGGGAGGTGACGTTATGATAGGTTTAATACTTGCATTTGTTCTTGGTCTCATTGGAGGTTACGCTCTTAGATGGTATCTCGTGATAAAGGGGGTGATATAAAATGAACGAAGAGAAATCAGGCAAAAGGGAGTGGAATCAATATATACTTGCGTGGGTGATCGTGATTGGGTTCTTCCTGCTGTGCTACTTCCTAATGAAGGCCCCTCTCCCTCAGGGATCAAACGAAGTGGTATTTATGTTGTTTGGCGCACTGGCGGCTGCATTTGGGGCAATAGTACAATACTTCTTCGGAAGCTCTAAGGGGTCGGCAGAGAAGACAGAATTGCTGGCTAAATCAGAGCCAATAAAGTAGAGAGGAGAGTATGAGTATAATAAGGAAGATACCATGGTGGGGGTGGGTGGGCGCAGTTATTATCATCGTGGTTGTTTGGCAATCGTTCTCTGGCTGGGCTATGTCCCGCAGGCTTTACAACGTGGCTATTGATCAGCTTAGGGAGGACCAAAGCAGCATCGTCCAGCAGAAAGATGAATGGATAAGGGCTCGCGAGAAACAGATATTAGACTTTCAAGGGGAGATAGACAAAATTAGGAGTGAGAAGGTATCCGAGAGAGCGAAAGCTGCAGAGTCAGCCGCAGAAGTAGTCCGATTGAGGGAAAAAATTTATGAACTTCAATTCAAGATCGATCATATTATTGTTTCTAACGATCCTGATCGCATCATCGATAGTCTTCGTAGGCAGGGTATCCGCTCAATCCGTATCCATTGATATTGAACTTGCGGATTTGATGGAGATAGATCATCGGCTCCAAGAGTTGGAATTGCTGCGGCAGAAGAGTGTAGAACAAGGGAATACGATAGTTGAACTTGAAAAGTCACTTGCCGTTGAGAAGAGAACGAATGAACTGAACGAGCGTGAAATCCACCTACAGAAAAAGATAATAGAAGTAAAGGAGATGGAAATACAAGGACTGAACAGAAATTTTGATCAGATGAAGGAAGTGGCTGATAGGGCTGTGAAGTTGGCGGAGATATCGAAACCGAGTCTTTCCGGTCCTCTACTTACCACTATCGGGATTGTTCTTGCCGCAATTATTGTTGGAATAGCGCTGTAAGGTGGGAGGAAGGCACAAAAAGATGGAGGGGAAGAGTCCTCCTCATTCCCCTCCTGATCTGACAATTACATCACTTTGACAATGATCAATGTGTAAAGATCATGAGCCTTCGTCCCACCAATTGATGGTACTAAGGATGCAGACCCCGCTGAGCCAGCATTACCGACATACGAGCCAGCCCCACTCACCGAGCCACCAGAAGTCCAACTCTTCTGAGCCTCTGCCTTCACGATAATCAGGCGCACATTATAGCCAAGAGGCATCTGAGCCTTCTTCATCTTAAGGGCTGTGGGAAGAAGCCTTTTAATCGGAACATTGGCAGTAGTGTCCAATACTTCCTTAACCTCTTCATTGGCTCCAAGAATGGGAATGCCGACCTTGGGAAGAAGGTTAGCAAAGTTCCAATCAACCTTGCCTTGTCCAAAATTCAACTCAGCCGGTCCAACAGAAGGAGCGCCAAGGTATTCCCTGGGATTCTCGATCTTAACTTCCTGCACTGGAGCCACATAGCCGAATTGATCCTGGGTGTTGTTGGCCGACTGCCCCTGAATCTGGCCTTGCTGTTGCTTCTGTTTTTGTGATTGATCCTGGTTCTGCCTGTTAGAATTGCGGTTCTGAACAGCACCCCTTTCAATCACGTTCTTGTTGATATTCACGTCTGTGTTATCAATCTTATTGACATTCGTGAATTCGGGTTTATTAACATTCACATTGGTGATCTCTGGAGCCACGATTCCAACATTCGTATTCTTATTATTAACTGTTGCTGTGGCTTCGGGTGATAAAGTCTTTGATAAAAATCCACCACCAATAGTCACATTCCCAATGTCCTTGTTTGTGACTGTGTTGTTGATCGGGCCAGTAGTTGCACTTACATTACCGACTGTTGCTTTGACATCACCAATCTTTGCCGATGGAGAAAAGTTCCCAATTCCATTACCAACCAAATTGTTGTTAACCGGAGCGATAACTGGACTGATCACTGGACTAACTGCTCCTGGAGCCACATAAGCGGTCCCACCCGCTCCACCGGTTGCAGATGAATTTCCACTATTGGTAATGGTAGCCGTTGCATCTGCCTCGCTGTGTGGATCCGCAGCGAATGCCGACACTGCTATTGCCAAAACTAAAAACATCGCTAACAACATCTTTTTCATAAAATCTCCTTCCTTTCTTTTATTTGTTAGGGGTTAGTCTTTTTCTCTGCCTCTGCCTCTTTGTTACCTCATTCACCCCCCTTCATTTGAAGATTAAGTACAGAACCACTATCCAGAATGGAATAACCATAAGTAACCCATTCATTACTCCGATCCAGAATTCTCTACTCATTCTTCATCCTCCTTTAAATCCAAGGCGGGCAGGACTTTCATATACCGGCCAGATGGTATCACCAGTCTCCATCCTGCTTACCAACACGAGGTTGGTATAGGCCACCATCGGCCACCGCCCTGGATTATTCTACTTCATCCGCAATTTCTCTTTCACCAGCGTCATATCGCTCTTTAGTATTCCAATCTGTGTTTCATGTTTGGCAATTTTGCCGTCCCTGTCGAAGTCCTGCCACTTTCCAAGGATATAACCCCCCTGGAACCCAGCTGTGGCTATCAGGGTCGCAATAATGATATATAGAATTGCCTCTCGAAGTCCGCTCATTCTGTCCCTCCTCCTTCCCCCATTACACAATAAGGGCAAGGATACTCACATTGTCCTTGTTTATGTAATGCCAAATCCACAAAGAGCATTTCCTCTATCCATTCCAAATATTCTGCCCCTTCCCCCATTATACCACCTCCTTCAATTGAATTTTCTTATACACCCACAAACCCACGAGAATTATTGCTGATATGGGTACAGCAATTATCATAGCAGTGACCTTTCTAATTGCATCTGGAATGTATCCTTTCATCTCACTTCTCCTTTAGTCTTATCTTTTCTCCTATTAGTAATTCTATACACATAATGAGAGCGTCCCCCAACGGCTGGTTCATTTTCTTTGCTCCCTCCAGTACTTTTCTCACCGTTTCATCCCCCATCAAGATCCCCAATCTCCGTGCGTACGAAGGTGACATCATGATGAGTATTACAGCTTCTGCATGCCGTTTCATTTCCTTCTCTTCTTCTTTACTACTCCCACCATTGTCTCCTTTGTTTTTCATCTGCACATTGACCCCCACCGTTTCCCCGTTTCTACTTTTACAGGAAATGGTATTGATAATTTTGTTACTTCCTCCATGATCTTCTTAATCCCCAATGTTACCTCCTTTATTTTCTTTACTTTTATTTCGAAAAGCAGCGAATCGTGGATCTGGATCAACCACCTGATGTCACGGTCTTCCCCTATCTTTCCCCACAGCCTCCTCATTGCTTCTTTAATAATTCCTTGCGCTCCGCTTTGGATCGGCTGATTTCCAGCCCTCCTCAATCCCTGCTCTCTTATATGGGGGAAGCACGATCGCACTTCCGGTATCAATTCTACTCTTCCCCACATATCAGTTATATATCCATTTTCTCTCACTTGCCTTCTCAGATCCCCTATATACGTGGCCACTCCCGTGTGAATCTTAAACCACGAGTCCAGGAATTCCTGGCATCTATCCTCCGTCCACCCCTCCGCTCCTCCCGCCATCAACTCTCTGCTAAGCCCTATAGCTGTGATACTATTGATGACGCCAAACCCCGTGCGCTTGCTTGGATAGCGGTGCTTCATCTCATCTACATCCTCTTTCCTCTTTATCCCAAATGCTCTCATTGCGGTATCCGTGTGTACGTCTCCCCCTCTTTTATACACATCCAACATCACTTTGTCCTGGCTGAAATGCGCCATCAATCTCATTTCTATCTGACTATTATGAGTGATTAAACCCTCGGCGATGAAGGTCTTGGAACTGGTCTGTATGGATACCAATTCACACTTTCCTATCGGCGTCACCGATACCACTCTCGACTTTCCTACTGGTGGTCTTCTTCCCATAAATAACATTATAGCCTTATCCAGCAACCTTTGGGGTCTGTATGTTCCCAGGAATCTTGCTATGTCTCTTCTATTCGAAATCCAAATAGATGCTACAGGATGACTATTTTTAAATCCGCCTCCCTTTCCCATCCACGGATCATGAAATTCATACCCTTTATCTTTCAATAATCCCCCCACAAAGTTTAGCATTATTCCAGGTTTCTGAGTGAACGTCAGTATAATACCTCTGCCAACCGATATTGACCCTTCACCGTCGAATGCTCCAGCCAGATACCCATCTTCCCATTGGTTCGATTCATCCCACACATCTGACGCATTCCATATTTCAAATCTATTTGGAACAAGCTTGCTCGTTTTTATCCATTTATACACGTTGTCTTTACTTCCCCTATTGTCCTTCGCAAGCCAGGGGTGCTCCCCGCTTGCTATGATACATTTACCATCATCCGTTGCGATTGCATATGAAGGCAACACCAATTTTCTTGTCTTCTCTACTATAGAGGGAATCATATGTCTTGGGGTGAAACTTTTCTCACAATTCTCTTCCACTCCCCACAATATTTCACCTTCTTTCAAATCACTTATTGGCTTCCATCTCAAATCCATGGTGAGAACCCTGGTATCCGGAGCAAGACAGTAATCGAATGATACCAATTCCCATCCATCTTCCGCCACAAATCCATTACGAATGCGCAGTCCATCCTCCGTACGGGTAGGCTGGGCCATGAGGTTGGGATCGCTGCTGGCAATGCGGCCTGAATGCGGCACTCTGACAAGGCTAAGTTTTGTGTGAATGCGTCTATCTTCCCCCACTTTGTTTGGCAGTACGCTTATGTACTTATCCTCCAATGTGTCCGTCCCCCTCCATTCCAGTATCATAGGGACTACTTTATGTTCGTATTTTATCTTCTCCAGCGTCTTGTGGTCCGTACTTCCTCCCCATTTCGTCTTATTAATACGTTGCCCAGCCCCCAATTTTAATTTTTTGTACAGAAGCTCCGATACCTGCGGGGCGGATGCTGGATTGAACATGGAGTCTTTTGATTTTGGCCCAGGCTTCCATCCGTGCTTCCTTGCCATTGTATTTATCCCATCCCTCAGTATTATATTTCTGAGGCTGAATTCTATTTCTAATTCTTTCATATATTCTGCATCAAATTTCATCCCCGCCCCCATCATGCTGCACAGGGCCGGCATTATATCCATATCACGTTCAAGCACTTCCCAATTAATTCCAGCGCTGTCTACCATCTTTCGCAATTTGTTGTATATGCGTATGGTAGCGTCAGCGTGTGAGCATGCATATTTCACGGCCTTCTGGAACGGAATGGATGAAAGGTCTCCTTTCCCTCCCGTTACCTCTTCGTAATTCTGCACTTTCATGCGGCATAGTTTGTATGCCAGGGCCTTGAGGGACAGCGGGAGTGTCTGTAATAGGAATGCCATTACCATAGTATCTATCCATCTGGCCGGATGCACCCCCATGCTCCATAGAATAGGCAAATCGTAGAGAGCGTTGTGGAGTACCACCATAGTGTCATGCGACAATAGATAACAGGCGAATTCCTGCACTTTCTTCTTATCTTCATATTTTATATATTGCGCCCATCCTTCTCCAGATGTAACCGTTATTAGATATGGATTATCGCCGTCCAGTGATTCCGTGTCCACGGCCACATATCCTTTTTTCGGACCGAGTACGTATGTGTCAAATGGCGTGCATATTGTGGTTCCAGCTATCTTTCCATTGAAATCCCCCTTCTCCAACATCACTTTAGCCGTTTCGAACGCTCCTATTATCCAGCTCATCCGTGTTGACTCATGAAATTCTATTGCTGGGTGGAAACTCGGCACTATAATTATCCTCTCGTTTAGCTTCCACCTGTGCGGCATTGCGTTCACTGCTTCCATATCGATGCCATCGCCGAGGAACCATCTCGTCGCCAGTGCCCCCAGCGCCAGTATTACTTTTGGCTTTACCTCTTTTATCTCATCCATCAGTACGGGGGTAAGCAGCTTGAGATCTTCATCCGTCACTTCCTTGTTCTCCGGCCACCCATACTTCATCACGTTAGTAACGTACACGTTCGCTCTCTCTATCCCGACTATGTACTTGAGGAGATTATTGACCTCTTGGCCTGTTGGCCCGACAAACGGCCTACCACGTTTTAATTCCTGCAGTCCAGGCCCCTCTCCGCACAACATCAAATCGCAGGGAACTGGCCCTTCACCAAGTATAAATTTATCATCCACTTATTCTCTCCTCACCAATCCCACAATGAATATCACGATCATTGCCGCCAGCAGAAACGATATTATAGCGGCATCCATCTCCGTTTGTCCCCACCTACTCCCCGTTATCTCTTCCCCCCACGTTAAAGCTTTGCATATCCATTCCTCCATCACGCTCCTCCGTCCTCTTCGCTGGATTCAGTTTTCTCTCCTCAAATAGCGCATTAGCCAATTCCTTTATCAATTGTCTTACATCCTCCGGCTCCAATTTGCTATCCAGTACGATAAGCCGTATGCAGTGGCATTCTTTATCCACCCGTACAATAAACTTTCTTTCCTCATTCATAAATCCACCCGTCTCGTTATTGGCCTATCCCGCATCCACGCTTCCTCCACTTCCCGTTGCATACCACCCGTCATCCGGTCCCCCAGCACTACCACTTCATCCGCTATTCTTATTATCTCCAGGCAGCACTGCATTCCATATTCCCTATCTATCTCATAATTTTCGTCGAATGAAATGCCGTGAAGGGCGAAATGGGGTACGAGAAACAACGGCAATTCCTCTCCTCGCTGTTTATACTCCTCTATCAATTTTTGCACTGCCATCTCTACTCTCATCACGTTATCCTTGATGCTGCCCGACAATGGGGCACAAACAAATATATGCTTCATTTCACTT